GAACAGTTCTTGGGCGTCTCCGGTGTAGAATGGAAGGACGACCAGCACGTTAACAATCAAACCGGATCGGGGGCCGGATCGGTTTTGCCTTCATTGATTGCACTGATTCATGGTTCGTTGAGTACCCAACAACGCGGATCAAGTCGGGCTTTGGTTTCTTCGGTCAGATGCCTCCGGTTGTGTTCAAGTGGAGAAAACACCTTCAGAGCCAATGGGCAATCACAGCCTGAACACACGGTCAGCTTGTCGTCCACACTGGTCTTCAATTCCAAGTCGTGTCTGATGGCCAATTGCAGGCGGATCATCTCGGCTACTGGCGCGGTGAAGACTGACTTCCAATCCCCACCATCGTTCTTGGGGCACGTCGCACAAATCTGCGCTCGCTGTTCTGCAAGCTCAGGTGCAACCGGACGCCCACCGTCGCCCAGCCAGTCCAGCAGGACATGAACCCCGGCCAGAACCCTACGCGCGCCCGCAGCACTTGTTTTTTTTTGAGTCTCGAAACTCTGTGGTGGAGCATACACCGGATTTTCGTCCTCAATGAACTGGTTATAGCCGGCATTTCGACAAAGTGCGGACGTATATTCGTCAACCCGGTTGGCGCAGGAGTCGTAATCGGTCGGCCAACTGTGCTTTTGAACCAGCCAGGGGTTGCCCAAGAGATGAGATTGATAAGCCCGGACCACGGTGTCAAAGGAGCGGTGCGGCAGGTGCGCCCAGGAATCCCACCCGGTTTCCGGCACCATGATCCTGAATCCGAATGGCGTGAATTCGTTGCGGCTTTTCAACCGTGGCATGAGGGGTATCTACGTTGGAGGTTGATTAAGTTCAAGCAGAATAATTCAGCGTGTAGGAACGGCGCAGGGTTTTTTGGCGTTCGCGCAAGCCTTTCTTCCAGGCGTGACGCTGTTCGTCGTCGGCTGATACCAGTTTTTCGATGATGAAGCCCCGGCGGCGCGCGCCCTCAACGCCGCATACCAATGCATCGAACAAGTCCGGCGACCGTCCGACCTTGAGCTTCGTCTTTTCCTTCGGTTCAACCTCGGTCTTGTTGGCTCCCACCAATTGCCATTCCCGCATACAACCTTCCATCATCACTTCCTCGGTCATGCCCCGGAACTGGCCGGACAGAATGACCAGGCGCACACTGAACCAGAGTTCGCTTACGAACTTCGAGTAGTAATCCTTGCAGAGAGTCCGAATCTGGTCGGACACAATCCGGTCGCTGGCCCTCCCGCCGAATTCAACCGGCTGAACCTGCGGCGACCAGAGCCGGCCAAAGGCAGCCATCAATGCCCCGCGCCCCGTTGAGTCGAAGAAGAAGTTTTCGGGCGGGATGTTGCGCTGCTTGCATTGGTTCATGCAGAAGGTTGTAATTTGATCTTCCGGCAATTCGCCCAATTTCATTTCCACCGGCACCAGGAGGGTTTCAATGAGCGCGAGGATGGTTTTCCCGGTCACGTCCTGTCCGAATTGCAATTCGCCGAACACGTTGCGATCCCCGCCCACCCCGCCAAGGGCTGAGTCCAGAAAACCGATGCGTGTGCGGTTTTCATCCTTCCACACCGGCGGTTCCATCGCTCCGAATTTGAGGCACATCTGGCGCGTGATCACCCGGCGCGAGCTTTCACCCCTCGGCATCCGGCCCTCGTTCATCATCGTGAACTGAAGGCTCTCGCGGCCGTACACCTTGATGTCCGCGTCAATCATCTGCTGCGTGATGAGCGGGGCGTTTAGCTTGCCATCGAGATTTGGCGATTCGGTGCCGATCAACTGGATGCAGATGCCTTTGTCATAACGGGTCTCCCAGGTCTTTGTCCCCGGCGTCTGGTCAATGCCGCCGTCCCAGCCGCCGAGCTGCGGGGAGGGTTCGCACAACGCACCCAGCGCGTCAGTGGTATCCTTGGGATTTCCCAAACCGACACATTTGAAGTCGGGGTTCTTGTTCAGGTTGGCGATGGCATCTATGAAGCTACGCGGCATGAAATGAAGCTCGTCAGCCATCAACCGAAGGCGCTTGTTCTTAATGCCGGCATACTCGCCCAAGCCTTGAAAGTGCTGGCCTTTCTTGCAGGCAACCCCTGTCAGGCCATTCCTAAAGTCGCGCCCCTCCGCGCTTTCGCTCCGTTGATCTGTAACAATCCGCTGCCGCCCTTCGATCAAATTGCCGGGCAACCAGTCAAAACGCTCCTTGGCCATCTTGTGAAATTTCTTGATCTCGCCCCAAACGCGCATTTCCAGGGATTCGCGGGTTGTGGAGGACACCAGAACCGTCGTGCAGGAAGGAAAACAGTAATAATCAGCGAGCGCGTTTGTGGCCGCAGAGTTTGTTTTTCCAGTCGAAGCAGCCCCCAATTCCCCGATGATTCGGTAATCGAGAAAACATTGCGTCTCCAAGTCGTTCCACTTGTGCCAGACCTTTTCCGGCCAGAGGAGTTGTTGAAGTCTTTTGAAGTGGAAAAGCAAGCCCTCCCCGGCCCATTCCCCGCTTTTTTTCCTGAAGCGACCGCCGTTGACAATCATGTCAATCTCGACGGCGGCGGGGGAATAGAGCGGTTCCCACCAGAGATTGTAGAGGAATTGATGCTCGTTGGGGCTTGGCTTTGGCAATTGGTTTGCAATAGCGTGCCTTTACGTTATCGTTATCGCAACTTAATTATGCCCGCCGCACATCTAGGAAACCAGACGCGGATGACAGACGGCCAGTTCTCCTGGATTGGCGGGATTGACAGCGGACGACCGCCAACGATTGCATCGGCGGTGTATCCTGAAGGTTTGAAGCGCAATCAACTGGCGTGGCTGGCCAATGGAACCGTTCGCGGCGGCGGCATCTCCCAGCGTGCTCCGTGGAAGCGACTGGCCGTCGTCAGCACCACCAATGCGCTATATCAGGGGGGCTGGCTTTACGAACCGGATTACGCCAATCCATACCTGATGCTTTCGATTGGCGGCAGAATCATCCAGGTCCGGGTGGACACGGATAACGCCGTCAACGATCTCTCGACTGTCTTTGGATTGACGAATCCTCCGGTTGTTTCGTTGGGATTCTTCACTCAAGGCGAAATATTTCTCATTATTCAAGCGGGCGATTTTGTGACCTTGCCGTTATTCTGGGATGGAACGACGCTGCGCCGGTCCATCGGCATCACCAATCCCGCCGTTGCGCCTCAAACGCCTGGCATCAACGAAATCCCGGCTGCCGGCCCGATGGATTACTACATGGGCAGGCTATGGTATGCCAACGGTCGGGTGTATTCGGCAGGGGACATCGTGCGCGGTGGTTCCGGCGCAGCTCCCTACCAGTACCGCGACGCCATCTTAAATGTAACGGAAAATCCCCTTGCGGCGGGTGGCGACGGGTTCATCGTGCCCAGTCAGGCAGGAAACATTCGCGGCATCCGGCACACAGCGGAACTGGACACAGCTTTGGGTCAGGGCCGGCTCTACATCGGCACACGCAAGAGCGTTTACCGGCTCAACGTGCCCGTCTCTCGCACGGACTGGATTGCGGCAACCAACCTCAATCAACCCCTACAAACCGTCGCCCAAATTCGTTACGGCTTCGTCGGCGACAGATGCCTGGTCAATGTCAACGGCGACCTCTTCTATCAATCCATCAACGGAGAAATCCGCAGTCTGACACTAGCGACCCGCTACTTCCAGCAATGGGGCAACACTCCTATCAGTCGAAACGAAAATCGCGTGCTGCGTTTCAATGACCGCGCCCTTCTGCAATGGTCAAGTGGCGTTGAATTCGACAATCGCCTTCTCCAAACCGCCCTGCCGCTTCAGACGGGCGTCGGCATAGCGCACCGGGCCATTCTGCCACTGGACTACGACTTGATTTCCGCCCTGGGAGAGAAAGAACCCCCGGCTTGGGAGGGAGCCTATGAAGGGTTGGACATCCTGCAACTGTTCGAGGGCGACTTTGGCGGGCTGCAACGCTGCTTCGCCTTGGTTGTCAGCCGAGTGACGGGAGCCATTGAAGTCTGGGAACTCGACCCACAGGCACGGTTTGAAACGGGCGACAAACGAGTGCAATGGTTCTATGAAACGCCCGCCTACACTTGGGGCAACCAGACGGCATTGAAGGAACTCGAAGGAGGCGAACTCTACGTGGACAAGCTCTTCGGCACCGTAGAATTTCTTGTCGAATACCGGGTGGACCAGAATCCCTGCTGGATTTTCTGGCACAAATGGAAGGAGTGCGTCGCGCGCGATTGCACCGAGGATATTTCCAGCCTATTCTGCCCTGAATATCCGACACAACCGTACTGCGAAGCCTACAAAAGCCCGATGACATTTCCTAAACCACCGGCAATTTGCGAACCGATCAATGGACGGCCTTCAACGCAGGGCTACCAGTTTCAGGTGCGCGTCACTATCAAGGGCTGGTGCCGGGTGCGCGGCTTGCTGTTGCACGCGCTGCCGAGGGAGAAAGCGCCGTTTGAAAATCTGGTCAAATGTTGACGTATGCCTTTGATCGCGTGCCCATCAAAGATCATCTGCCCGTGCGAAGATGATCCCGTCTCCAATTATTCATCCGAGGCACCGGATAATCCCCAATTCATCGGCATCTTCAACTTCGCCGGAAGCCCGCCCTTGGGCTATCTCTTTGGCCAAGCGGGTTGCAAAGCCTATTGCACATCTGAAGTCTCGCAGGAGGACGCCGACCTGTGCGCCCAGAGGCAGGCGCAACTTTGTGTGTGGGAGACTTGGATACCACCTGGTCAGACCAGCCCGCCAGCGTCCGTCTATTACAGCGCCCCGGTCAATTGCACGATCCGCTGCTCGGACAATCACATTTGCCAAC